ACTCCTTAAACACATCACGACAACCCTCAGCAATCTGTTGATGCTCAAGCTGAGTACCGTTAGCAGACCTAAGCTGGATGTAATGAATCCAGGATCTAATAGACCCAGCCATATACAACCGAGTAGGGGTGTTCAAAGGCAACACAGACCTTGCTGACTCTTTAGCCACACCTTTAGACAGGAGACGGTTATAGAGTTTTGTTGATTCATAGAAATGATCTCTAATCTCCATCTGAAGAGATTGTTTATCCCAAGGATTAAGATCATCAATAGAGTTTTGTCTATTCTTTAGGTCTTGTCTCCTAAGATCAGGAATAGCAGGAGATTGAAGTTCATTAACAGAAGCATACCTCTGAGAGAACTCTTGAAAGCTAAAAGATCTATGTCTAAGAATCTGAGCAGCAATAGCTCTAGTAGTATTAATCTCAATCACCATATGAGCTAACTCAAAGGGAGACCAATGATTATGTTTAATAAGATACTTAATCAACTTCTCACATTCAGGATTATCCTGATTTGCAGGGTTAGATACTCTGGCACAGTAAGAGATAAGTTCTTCTGCTTTAGGAGTAATTGATATAAGAGTAGTGTTGTTAGTGGTAGACATGCTTTAGGAGTAAAACTTTAATGTTTTTTATGTTTTATGTTTATAGTTTTAACTAAAAGAATAAAAACAATAATCTTACCAACCCAAAGAGTTGTAAGCAATTGCAAATGCTTTGGGTTGTGTGTGTTTTATGTACAGTGATTCTAACGATGTGCCTTCCCCCAAAGTTGCCAAAAAGGAAGCGGATTTTCACCGTGTTAGTCTTGATTTAATTGTTGGTTATATTGTGTTTAAGGAAAAGAGACCCGGATTACCAGGGTCTCTAAACCGCATATCCACACAGAAAGACACCACTCTCTCTGCTTAGGTGGGCCACCAAACTACACCCAGTCCCAAACCTTAGTGCTACCAGAGGTTTTAAGGTTTTGAAAGGAACCACCAGTAGCCAAGAGATCTGTAGCTAACTGAGGGTGATTTTCGAGGGCATCCATCATTGCCTTCCACTCTTCGTTCTTACGGAAGGCTTGTTGTTTGTGTGCTGATTGAGCGAGGGCATCAATAAACCACTGAACACCTTGGGACAATGCATCAATTCGGTCATCATGCCGAACAGCACCACGACCTCGAAACATTCTAGACATCTGATATCCGAGCATATATTCGAGACGCTTTTCAGGTGGAGCATCAGGATTAGAACTGTAGTCATATTCCCAGACCTTCGGATCAATGATCAGCTTGTGCTGGTTCATGACTGGTTCAAGGGTGTCGATGATACGTTCTTCTTTTCTGACTGTGGCTCTAACTTCTTCTGTTGAGAAGGCAGCACCTTGTTGTTGTATGTGTCTGTTAAAGAGTTCACATATCATCCCGTCCCCGAAGTTCGATTCTACGAGGAGACGAGAAGCTTTGTACCGTTTACCTAACCGAACAATAGCTGAGAGTGTGTCATCAGAATAGCCATCACGGAAAGCTTTAATATCACGAACAAAGACATAACCATTTGCTTGAGATAGAACAACACAACAGGTCTCATCAGCACCCCGGCCAGAAGGGTCTACAGAGAGGATTGTCTCGGAGTAATCACACATACCCTCATCAATGAACATCGGCCCGTAGAAACGATCTCCGGGCAGTCCTACGGGGTTTAGGTTTTTGATCATATATCGAGGATCAGAAGACCAGGCATAACGCTCAGCACATTCCATCCCTAAAGGGGTAACGATTAGATCAGCAAACTTAAGGGGGAACTTCTCAGCATCAGACATACTTGTATCAAGCATGAACTGAAGTTGAAAGTTGGAGCGGCCCATAGCGGACTCACGCTCCAGCAGATCTAGGTCACTAAATCTGGTGTCGGTGGGTGTCCCTCTCTCCACTCCTTGCTCAAGGTCAGCAACCAGTTGTGGTGCAAGGAGACCCTCGTATCCACTATCGTTCTTGGGATAACGGGCTGGCCAGATAAACGGTCTATAGGACCGCTCAGCGAGTTTGCGGTAGATCGTGAAGACTGATTGTGGTGTCCCAAGGAAAAAAATTCTAGAGTTGTCATCAGGGGTAAGGATTGATTCAGCTTCAGTAACAAGTTGTAGAAGCTTCTGGCGTTGCATATCTGTGCTGGAATTGCCAACATTTTCGACATCATCGAAGATGAGAAGATCCGCACGGCTTCCAGTCATTGAGCCCGTAATGCCTACTGATTTACAACTAGGGGCCTGATGAGGTTTAGCAGGACCAACATCAAAAGAGATACGAGACCAGCGTTGATCTGAATCTTTAGGGCCTAAGTGGTTAAGCCATTCAATCTCAATAATGAGCTTTTGACAGAAGATAGCGAAGTTATCTGCTCGTTCCTTAGAAGCAGAAACAACCATGATCTTTTTATCAGGGTCATTAAATAACGTCCAAAGGACAAAGGCAGCCGTGATCCAACTTTTACCAACACCACGAAAGGCACTAATCTGCAGACGCTTAGGTCCATTCTGTAGATAATCAGCAATAGACAGCTGTGCTCTTGTAGGTCTAGGTAGATCTAACTCTTGCCAGACAAGTGTAAGGAAAGCTCTAAAGTCAACTCTTATCTTATGCTCAAGTTCGGTTAAATTCATAAATCATTGCATACGCGGTAGTGGGATTCCCAAACCTTCCACAACATCAGACAACACACCCATAACACCATTAGGTTTTTTCTTCTTTTCTATAGGTTTGAGTTTTGCCTTAGGAATAGTTAGGGGAGGAGCAGGTTGTGAATAGGCTTGAAACACCTGATCTGCCGCCTTTCTGCGTCGATCTGTGTGAGGCACACCTGGGCGGAAGTAACCCTGACCTTTTGCGGCAGACCCAGTGATTAGTTCTGCATAGTCCGCAGAAGATAGATTAGGTGGTAATTGATCAAGAGATTTTGTCCAACCGATGAGAGACTTGCCTTGCTGGTCATATTTACCTGAATATTCATCAGCAAAATATTGCATCTGCCAAGAAGCCTGGTTGGGGTCTAAACCGGAAGATAGAGCTGCAGAGCGAGCACGATCGTAAGGGCCACGCCTTACTCCTGTGTACTGAGATAACCCTCTACCAGCTCTAGCATTTTTTTCAACAACATCTAGATTTTGGAGAGTCGGGTCACCCGTCTCAACAATCCAAGAACCAAGCAAACCTGCTGCTTGCTGTGGAGTCATCTGAGGAATACGACCTCGACTCATCTGTGTAATCTTAGGAGAGGTCAATACTGAAAACATATAGTCAGTATTACTATTTCTTTGAAAATCCATTCGATAGACTAATTATATTTAGACCTTCAACTTCAGAAGGCTCTGAGCGATAGCTAGGAGGCTCTACAACAGGGTCAGAAGGAGCAATAGGTGCAATCCCCTTCTCAACAGCCGCAGACGCCTTAGCGGCGATGTATTGACTCTCTAGTCCATACAGCCACCCTTTAAGAAAGAAAGAAAAGGGGCCGGGTAATTTCTTATCCAGCCACTTAGCTATTGCCTTAAAATTATTAAGGCGGAATTGGATCATTTTTTCTTTTTAGGAAAACCCTTCTTCATTGCTGCGTAGGACTTAGCCGATACAGTAGATTTCTTTTTAGAGCGAGAAGTACCAGCCTTCTTGCGCTTATTAATATTGGCGTAAAGGCTCATTTCTTTTTCTTACCTTTTTTCTTTTTTGGGGGACGGCCCACCTTGGAACCGTATGTACCTTTTCCGTATGGCATATCAGTTAAGACTCGAAGTAGCTTTACCGATTTGTGCAGACCCAACAACATGGCTGTCTTCAGTAACAGTACTGAGAACATCCAATACATCAGAGATGGTATTAGCTGTAGTAAGAGCAGCCAGAGCTGTTACTGCGGTGGAGGTAAGAACATAGTTGCCACCCTTCTTTTTCTCAGTGGAAAAGGTAGTAGCTGGCCGAACAACGGCAGTGAATGTTTGTGCAGTCATAGTTATTCTTTAGAAATAAGATTATCAAGTTTGGATTCAATGCGAACCATATGGTCCTCGAATCGTGTCAGTATTAAAGACACTTCTTCTCTAGGGATATACTTCTCAGCGACCCTAAGTTCTATTGCGTTAATACGGTCATTGAGTTTGGCAGACATAACTCCTAATCCCGTAGCAGCAGCAATAGCAATAGTTACAGCAGCTTCTATCATTACATTAAATTAAGCCGATTGAGTTTGCATAAAGACGTCTACATGCATGGACCCCTTAGCTTGATTGCAGGGGCGACAAGCTGTTACACAGTTGTCGGCTGTATCCGTACCACCCTTTGACTTTGGGCGAACATGGTCAATGGTTAGGTTTTCAGAGCAGCCACAGTAAACACATTTATGTCCATCCCTATCCTTAATGCTTTCTCTAAACATACGTTTCGCATCACTAGAACGAAAGCAGAGAAGATTATGCATGAGGCTTCGGGGAGTATCCATTGACTCATTGAGATTCCTAACGTTTATATTTGGATGAACCGTTGTTGCCGTTACGGCGGCGGTTAGAAGAAGCTTTTTCTTTGACGGTCTTACCGTTGGCTTTATGGCTGTTATCTAAGCCATCACCATTACCGTAAGTACCTTTCTGTCGATTGATCTTATTTAGTTCAGCTCGACGTTGTTTAGCCTTAGGTGTTGCGTTGTATTTACGGCGAGCACG